GTTGTCCGATGGGTACTTTTATAAGTTCATCCTAAAGGACTCATCAGACGTAACCATTCAGACTTACGACAATCTTTACGGGATTATTGGAGCAGCTCCCCCACCAGCAACCCCAATCCCTGCGGGCGGTATTTTCCTGTGGTCGGGTTCCATCGGATCTATCCCTGCGGGCTACGTTCTGTGTAACGGATCTAACGGAACCCCTGACTTAAGAGACCGGTTTGTGGTTGGTGCTGGATCTACTTATGCGGTGGACGCTACGGGTGGATCAGCCGATGCAATTGTAGTAACACATAACCATACGGCAACAAGTACGTCTGTTGTAACTGATCCCGGTCATAGTCATACGGCTCAAGGTACTACGGCTCCTCCATTTCAAGCAGGGGGCAACGCTGTATTTTCTCCAACAACAGTCAGTACAAGCACTAACACAACAGGAATTACAGTTGCAACTACAACTACCATCAATAATTCTGGTAATTCAGGAACCAACGCCAATCTGCCCCCGTACTACGCGCTGTGCTACATAATGAAAACCTGATATGGATTGGCAGACCGTTATCAATATTGGGTTGGGTGGTGTCTTGGCTGCGCTGGGTTGGTTTGCCCGCGAAATATGGGACTCACTCAAAGAGTTGCGTAAGGACACCCACCAGATAGAAAAGGACTTGCGGGAAATGTATGTCCGCAGGGATGACCTAAAGGAAGTCCGCATCGAGATGAGCGCAAGGTTTGACAAGCTAGAGAGCTTAATTGGATCTCTGTATGAGCGTCTCCACGACAAGGCAGACAGATGAATGGTAGATCCAGCCGCCACCGCAAGAGCAGCCCTAGACGGAATTAAAGAAGCAGTCAAGGTTGGTCGGGAGATCAAACAGACCGGAGCCGAGGTTTCTTCCTTTTTAGACGAGGAAGCCAAGGCTAGGATAGCGTGGAAAAAAAAGCAGCTTCAGCTCCAACGGCGGGGCGATTTGGTCTTTATTGACGCTGCCAACGAATACCGTGAAGTCAGAAAGATTCGTGCCGCCGAGCAAGGCATGTACGAGGACATGGAACGGGACTTTGGCAAGGACGCTGTCACAGAAGTGCAATCTTTAATTGCTCAAATGCGAAAAGAACGAAAGATTCTCGATCATGATTTCCAGCGTTTACGGGCTGAAGAACGCATTATTTGGATAATTATCTTTATGGTTGCCACAATTTTTTACGGGGTACTTAAAGTAACTGGGGCATGGTAATGACCACGATAGCCGCTAAATTTTCTACGCTTGAAATTGCCAGCGATAGTATGGTTAGCGGAGATGATTCGTTTTATCTAGTGGAAAAATTACGCCGTGGAAAAGATGGCGTGTACGGCGCTTGTGGTGATTGGGACAAGATTTTAAAGTTTTATCAGGCAATGGAGTCAGGTGGAGATTTAGATTCTGATATTGACGTAACCGTTCTTGAGCTTAGAAATGATGGTATTTATATATACGAAAGTACCATCATTCCTGCCCGCATTAAGAACGACTTTTGGGCAATAGGTACTGGCGCTAACTTTGCAATAGCGGCAATGCACATGGGGGCATCTCCCCGTGATGCGGTTGCCATTTCTTGCACTTACGATACCAGCTCCCATGAGCCTATTGACGAAGTTAAACTTATGGGGAAAAGCCGTGGCACTAAAAAGAGTTAGCGACGAAGAAATAATTTCTGCAATGAAACGGCTTGGCAGTACCAAACTTGCCGCCGAACACGTTGGTATGTCTGTGCGGGCTCTAGCCCAACGCAAGGCTAAGATTCAAATGGAACGTGGGATTCCGCTACCAGCTTACTCTGCGCCACAAGAAAGCAAACGCAATACTTACATACCTGAGAACCGCCGAGTGATAGAACACAAAGTAGAAAACGGTCACGTCTTTATTGCTAGTGACTGTCACTACTGGCCCGAAGAATCAACGGTAGCGCATAAGGCGTTTGTTTCCCTGCTGACAGAATTTAAGCCCAAGACTGTCATCTTGAACGGTGATGTCTTTGACGGGGCTAGAATCAGCCGCCACGCCTCCCTGATGGGAACTAATCCACCAACACCAAAGCAAGAGATTGAAGCGTGTCAGGATCGTTTAGATGAGATTGCAAACGCATCAAAGAACGCAATTAAGTTATGGACGTATGGCAATCACGATATACGTCTGTTCAACTACATTGCTCAGAACGCACCGGAACTATCAGAGTTTAGCGACCTGTTTGCGTACTTTCCCGGCTGGCATACTGGCTGGCGTATAGACATCAATGCGTCAGTTATTATAAAACATCGATTCCATAATGGTGTCCACAGTACGTGGAATAATGCCCTCAAGTCAGGTAGATCAATCATCACGGGGCATCTACATCAACTCAAAATTACGCCATTTTCGGACTATGACGGAAGGCGGTGGGGGGTCGATTCTGGGACGCTTGCCGAGCCATATTCGGATCAATTCACTTACACCGAGATGAACCCTGTTAACTGGTGTTCTGGGTTTGTTGTATTGACGTTTGAGAATGGAAAGTTATTACCGCCAGAGCTTTGCGAGGTTATTGGCGGGGTAGCCTACTTCCGTGGGCAAAGAGTATGAGTCCGTGGTTAATTATTTTAGTTGGGTGTATCTACGCCTACATAGGTTTTGAACAGGGAACAAAAGGCAACATAGCAATGGCTATCGTGTTTGCTGGTTACGCATTTAGCAATATCGGTCTTTACTTAGCAACAAAGGGATAACTATGCTACCAATCGCAGCTCTGCTTTCCATCGGAGAAAAAGTTTTAGATAAGGTTCTGCCCGACCCAACCGCAAAAGCTGAAGCACAGGCCAAGCTCATGGAGATGGCTCAGAGGGGTCAACTGGCTGAACTTGAAGCTCATGTTAAAGAGATGGACTCTGCCCGTAAGCGAGAGATTGAGATTGCTACAAGTGAGTTTGCGCCAACTATAAATAAAATCATTACTCCAATTTTAGCATTAGGTACGGTTTTCCTCACCTTTATCCTATTCTTGGTTATCATATTCGTAGAGGTCAACACACAATCAAAAGACATCTTAATTTACGTTCTGGGTGCGCTGACCTCTGCCATGACTATGGTCTTGGGTTACTACTTTGGGTCTAGTCAGGGAAGTAAGGAAAAGTCCTTACAACTTGACGAAATTATGGACAAGAAGAAATGAACCTATCCGAACACTTTACCTACGATGAGCTGACCCGAAGCGAGACCGCCGAAAGGAACGGCTGGCTCAATATTCCGTCTAACGCGGAAAAAGAAAACCTGATCCGTCTTGCGGAGCTATTGGAGCAAGTCAAGGCTGCGGTCGGTGGAAAGCCGGTAATGATCAACTCAGCCTACCGATCCAAGCAAGTCAATGACGCGGTGGGCTCCAAGGACACCTCCCAGCACCGGCTTGGCTGTGCGGCAGACCTACGGGTTCCCGGCATGAAGCCTAGAGAGGTCGTAGAGGCTTGTATAGCGGCCTCTGTGCCTTTCGATCAGATAATCCTAGAGTTTGACTCATGGACGCATATCAGCGTCCCAAACACCCCGGAAACGTCCCCACGCGGTCAGAAGCTAATCATTGACCGGCAGGGGACTAGGACTTACAGTTAAACAACTCCTCAAGCAGCACCTTTGACCCCCTCTACGGGGGTTCTTTTTTAGTACAACGGGGCGCAAGTTACATCGATGACAACGTCCCTAGTCACCCCTCCCACGGCCCTGCGACCGTAGATCACAACCGCGCGAGTCCTAGCCGCCTGACAGTCCTGAATGGCGTTGGCGGTCTCCAAGCGCGTCATGGCGTGGACTTCCTTATCCACGATGAGCTTTTGAGCCGGTGGCGGTACGGAGTAGTCAACGGGGTTTGCGGCGCACCCAGTTAGCGCGAGAACTATCAGTAGTCTTTTCATCTTTTTTTTCCTTTTGTGAGCAAACAAAGCAGACCATCGCAATCATCGCAATCATCCACAGAACAAAGAACCAGATGTCGGCAGCTACGAGATGAGAAATAAAAGTCATGGTTCACCTACCTCCTTGATGTTGACTATTACCTGAACTGGTTTGGCCTTGTAGTACCAGTACAAGTTCCTAGCCAGCCACTCATTAGCCGCCCGCTGTGTTCTAAATGTCAAGTTCTTGAAGGCTTCTTGTGGCATCGAACCATGTTCTATCTGAACGTAGCGGCCTCTTGAATCCTTGAGAGCCCAGCACTTAATCCTATCTGGCATCAGAAAGGTATATCCAAGTCATCTTCAATCTTTTCCTCGCGCACCTTATCTCGCGGGGCTCCAGCGAACTCCAGCTCATTTAACCGCGCTCTGAGCGAAGTACCCGTGGTTCCGTCTTTGCGCTTGTATTCCTCCAAGTGGGGCTCAGACAGGGTCACAAAAAGGCTCTGACCCTTGACTAGATGAGATTGGAGCTTCTCCACGCGGTCACCCCACATGGTCGCGCTAACCCATTGCGTAGGTCTTTTGCCGTCCGCGCCTTTCTTTCCGTAGTCCATAGCCAAAGACAGATCCATGACGGGCTTACCGTCAGAAGTATGGCGAATTACTGGGTCTTTACCGATACGAGCTAATCCAATTAGTAACATTTTTAATCCTTATCAAAATAGACTGCTTTGTTGTTGTAGAAATCAAACAGCGCCTCACACTCAGCCAAGAACTGCTCGGCTGCGTCCTCAACCACCTTGATCTCCTCCGGGGTGGGTTTGAACTTCTTAATGAACAAGTCCTTGCCCTCACCCATGCGCGGGTCGTAGGACACAAACCAGACCGCCTTACCCGTAACCGCCGCCTGTAAGGTCATCTGAGGTTTATATTCCGCAGGGACTTCTTGGTTGGCGATGTACTTCATGTGGGTCTTGGTCTTGGGGCATTTGATCTCAATTAAGCATCCGTCAGACACGAACCCATCAGGCGAACAGCCCAGAAAGGGTATACGCGGATGGTCAATGAACCGAGTGTCCGTAACTATCAGGCCGGTCACAGTCTCAAACCGTTCCTTTGCCGCAGCCTCTTGCACAACCCCCCACTCCATGTCCGAGGTCGTGTACTTGTCCGCAAAGGTATTGGTGATCCGTTCCGCGACAATCTCATAGCGTAGGTTCTCGCGTTCCGTGGACTCCTTACCAGACTTTAGGAAGTTCATAGCGGCCGCCATCCGAGAAGCGGTGAGCTTGCCCAGCCGGTCGTTCCACCAGTTGCCATCAAGCTGCAATGGATTGGCCTCACGCATCTTTAGCCCCCTTGAGTTCTGCGCCCTTGTGCGCGGCCTCAGTCCTGACCAGCTCACGTTCCTCTGGGCTCAGAGCTTTCCAAAAGACCGAGAGGATCTCAGGGCTCGATGCCTCATTGATCAGCTTGACCAGTTCCTCTTTAGTCTTGGTCGCACGTTTCTTAGGCGTAGCTTGCTGGTGGATAGCGTTTTGTACTTCATTCGCAGAACCGAACTCCATGCCACCCCAGCCCGCAGCCGCCAAACACCGACCGATTGCGCTGGTCTCTGCGTTTTCTAAAGCGGATGTTGAGTTGATCTGGCTAGAGGCTCTGAACTCCTCTGCGTGGCCCGTAGCAATGCACTTTCCCAAGTCTGTGTAGATCCGAGCTTGCATGATAACCACGGTATCGTCTGCCTTGATTATTTCGGTAGACAGTTCCCAATCCGGGTGAGCTTCGCGGAACTTCTGAACCCGCAACGCAACGGTCTGGTATTCCTTGCCTTTAATATTAACTATGCCTGTGTTCAAGTTATTCTCCTTAGATAAACATTGCTAAAACTGCTACTAGCGCAAGTAGAGCGCCACCTATTAAATCACCGAGTTCTTCTTTAGTCATTTGGTTCCCGCCTTTACTAAAATGTATTCCGCGTAACGAACTTTGTCTTTCTTGATCATCTTGGTATTGATCAACCAGCCCTCATTACGCAACGTAAAAATTATGTCTGCAAGGCGTGTTGCAAAATAAAGCTGAATCGCCTCCCAGCTTGTAATTTTCTTTTTGGTAACTAAGTGGTGCGCTACTTTGTCAATCTTAGTGCTTGGTGCTTTGCTCATATTGCTTTCTCCTCAAGGTTTCAAATTCGTTGGCTAATTCAACTAACCGCTTCTTTATGTTTTCAAAAGGCTCTGGGTCACGCATAAAACTAAGGTCACGAACTGCTTCGGCAACGCCTAGACATTTATATGCAATCAGGTCTAGGTGATGTGTAGTGATGAGTTCTTCTTGCTCTTGCTGCTCAAGTTCTTGCTGGTGATGTTCTGCGTCAGTCATTTTGTTACCTCACAGTCTTGGTGGTCGGTGATAAAACGCTCAAGGCAGTCATGGTCAGACGTAAAGATGCGACCCTTGCAATGAACGCATTGGTGGTAATAGCCTTGGGGAGTTGTTACTCTGAGGACGTGGTCAACTGGATCGTCTCTGTATATTGACCAAGCGGGTGATGTTGTCATTTATTCTCTCCGGTAAATACGATCAAGTGACCGTATGTGAATAGTAAACTGTTTACTGCCCATGTCAACACCTTTTATCAATTATTTTTAATTCCCCTACAAATTGTAGGGTTATTGACTCTAAGCCTAAACTGGATATAAAATTAACACGTCAGCAAGGTGGCACTTGTTGGAAAGATGAAGATAGAACGGAACCCTCGGTTGTTTAGGTGGGTATGTGTGGTACGGGAAATGTGGCTCTCCAGCCGTTCTATCCGGTCATTTTTCCTCTGCCGCCCATGCCAAGGGCCATACCCACCTAAGTATCCGGGGGTTTTTCTTTTTGGTAGCCGACTGCGCGAAACGCCAGCTAAGTAAAAGGCGGGGATGGGATAGAGGCCGTGGAATAAGTAGCCACGGAGCCGGGGTCGACACCCGCTATATCCGTCTAGTAGTGGGCATGGCTACCTAGAGTACCGTTGTTACGGGATACATCTCCATGTAAGTCTGGCAAAAACTTGTTTTTGCTAGTTGGTCGGTCTTTGGGCCTTTAGGGATTGCAAACAGTTTCTAAAACAGATAATCTACCCAAAACGGAGATTAAATGGACACCCAAGAAGTAGGCAATTTGATCGCAAAAGTACCGCAGGGCTTGAGTCCTGACGAGTTCCTGATGGCTCTGGCTAACCTAGTGGAGGCCACGACCCGCGAGGCTTGCGCCCGTGAGATTGAGGCCGAGGTTGCGGACTACGACCGGGACTACCGAGAGGTAGGTCTTGAGCTGGCAGCTCAGTTGAGGTCGAAATGACCCGCGAAGATATAGAAAACTTGGCCTTGGGCGTAGGAATGATCCGCACCCAAGGAGACCTGATTAAACCCCTGTGGACGGCCTCGGACGCTCAACTGGGTAAGCTGGTTGAGACCGTGGTTGCCGAGGTCAAGCAAAGCGCCTCAGAGTACGTTGTTCGGGCGATCAAGAAGGCTGTCGAGTACGAGAGAGCCGAGTGCGCCAAACTTGCGGGGTATGTGAGTAAGGAAGCCGCCAAGTCCATACGGGAGCGCGAAAATGACTAAGAAAAAAAGTTTGGTCTTAGTGGATAAAGGTGATATGACCACCTTTTTGCAAGAGCTGTGGAGAATAAGCAACGACTTTGATGAGCTGAGTTACCGGTTTGATGAGGTTTCTGCGCTTATGGACAGCATACATTTTGACTTTGATAGCGAGAAGTCAGGCTGTTTTTTCTACCTGTCCGAGCGGTTGTATAACGAAAACAAATTAAAGTTTATTGAATTACAGGAAAGACTTAATAAAGCACTCTTTAATGCGCGAGGAATAGCGAAATGACTGACCTACGCAAAGCAGCAGAGAAACCTTGGGTCAAGACCTACTGCGGGGGTAAGCCTAACTATTGCACCCCCGAAGTCACACCTGATGTCGATGCCGTAAGCACATCGCAAGAACCTGTTGATGAAACGGCAAAACGTGAACATGAGCCATTAGTTTGGATGAATAAGTATGGGCACGTAGCGTCGTTTCAAAACGAAGAATACAAAGACCCCCTTTACACCGCACCACCAAAGCGTGAATGGGTTGGGCTGACGGATGAAGAAGTAAACGACTGCATCAAGTCTCCTAACCGAAACTTGTTTGCTCGTGACGGAACCACATCCC